CCGGAGCTGCCGATCTGCGCGCCATCGCCGGAGCTGCCGATCTGCGCGCCATCGCCGGAGCTGCCGATCTGCGCGCCATCGCTAACATCAACATCTTCCGGTTTCGGCATCTCCTTTATCGTTTTTTCATAAAGGAAATCAACGCAAGCTTGTATGAAGCCCTTAAAGCCAAGCTTGAAACCGATTTTTATCGTGCTCGTCGCGAACTTTCGTCCGTCGTCCGTGACCGGCTCGTCGATTGCCTCAACCGTCGTGAACTCGCTGAACTGTCCGTCCGGCTGCACAAGCGGATAATAGTCAAGCGTGTCAAACGGGTTGACGCAGTAGTGCGTAACACCGGAGCAGCAGATACCGTGACCGTTTTTCTTATAAACGGTATCCTCTTCGTACTTATGCCCACGGCATATCAAGCCGGGATTGTATGCTTTGTAACCTTTCTCGTTCATTGTTGACTTACCCATCCTTTTCGTTTATAATTAAGTTTGTTGATATACCCATCGCCGCTTTCCGATCTGCTTATCGGGGGCGGCATTTTCAATGCCTGTGAATCTTCGTGCCGTCCGGCATGATGAAGAAATCCGCGTCCGTAGCCGGTGTGTAACGCTTGCCGTCAAGCTTCCCGGCTTTGTCCATGTCAGCCCACCCGTAGGACTGCGCGATCTCGCGTATCTCGTTGGCGCGTTCGGTGATGATGTCGAGGTAGACGATCACGGCAAACAGCGTCAAGACGAGAGCGCCGACGATCAGGACACTTAATGTCTCTATGCTCATTTCCCTGCCTCCTGCCACGCTCTTTCACTCGCCGTGCTGCGCTCCTCCAGCTCAAGCACTCCCTGACGGAAGAGCACACCGAAGAAGTAGAACACCCCGGCAGTGACCGTCAGCCAGCCTAATACACTATCCATATCTTTTCTTTCTCCTTTCCATTCCCGCGCGTAAGACTTCATCAGCGTCGGGATAATTGTGTTTTCTTATGTACGCTTCCTTTGCTGCGTTCTCGCGTTCCTGCGCTTTGCCCGCCGGGCAGTCTGCATGACAGCCGATGCGGCGCAGCTCACAGCCCATGCAGGGTGTCATTTGCCTGTCCTCACAAACCGTATAAACGGCTCACGGAGAACCTTGACGCGGTTGCCGCTCTGTATTGCCGGAAACTCAAGCTTGCCCTCTTTGAATTTCACGTTGATATCATAGGGCTTGCAGCCGATGACGCTTGCGGCCTCCTGCGGTGTTAACGTGGCCTTGTCCATAGCCTCGATGTCGTCAATGGTCACTCTTTGTCCTCCCTTTCCTTTTTCAGCCCGTCAAGTCTGCCCTGTAAGTACCCGCGCACGTAATCCGCGCCGTCGGGCGGTATCTGCTTCAGACTGTCTATGACTTCCTTTGCGGTTTTCTTTTCCTGTTCGCTCATGTTTTCACCTCCCCTGAATTTCATCTGTCCAGTCCCTGACCTCCGGCCAGTTGGACGCCATCACGCAGAGCGTGGAATAAACGCCTTGCCACATCGAACGGCGGATATCTTCTATCTCGGCCTCGGTATATATGTCCGTGGTATACGTCCGCATCCGGCGCTCTACTTCGTCGGCTATGGTCTGAATCTGCTCCTTATTAAATTCAAACTGTTTCATTTTCTCTTCTCCTTTTCATTTGCCCCGCTCCTGAGTTTGTTTCAAGGCCGGTTCCTGTGCGTTTCCAGCAGTTCGCGGGGCTTATAACTTGCCTTTCGGCTTGTTACCTCTCGATTTCAAGTGCCTGTGCTATGGCGGTCGCTATCTTCTCATTCTCACGAACGCCGCACATGAACGCCCGTATGGTGCTTGTGGTATAGCCGGTCATCTTCGCTATGTCCACATCCGTCAGTCGGCGGATTTTCTTCTGCTCGGCTATCTTGCCTCTGAACAGTTCGTATATGTCGCTCACCCCCTCTGCGTTTTATCAGAGAAAACATTGACAATTCGCGGTAAAAGTTGTATTGTGAAAGCGCCAACAGTCACAATACGTTCTTGCAGCTTTTTCGGAAAAATCTTTCCGTTAGGGCTTGGTTTTGTGTTACCTTTTTCGTCTATCAATGTTTACAACGACAGTATAACTCTGATTTCGTAGTTAGTCAATGACTAAAATTCCGTTTTCGGAGTTTTAGCGCATTAAACAAAAATACAGCCCCGCAATTAGCGGAGCTGTACAAAAAGGAGATATAGATATGATTGTGATTCCTAAAAGCGCCAATAACATTCTAAAGGAGTTGAGACATTCTGCTGACGGTTCGTTAACTATTGCTGATCTGGCGGCGAAAACAGGTATACCGTATCAGGAAGCGCAAGACGCGTGTGAATATCTCGTTGACGTCGGTTTTGCCCGTCGCGGAGAACCGCGCCCACTTTCCAGCGATTACGTTGTTATTACCGCCAAGGGACGGTATAGGTGTTTTTACAATTTCAATGCCGGGGTAAACTTTTTTATGAACAGCATCGTTATACCCATCATAGTTTCTGTTGTGTCGGCGATCATCGTCGTATTGGTTCAGAGCGCGTAAGACTCATCCGATACCAAGATGTTTTCTGCGTCTATTCTGAACGAGCCGTATCCATATCTTTGCTGTGTGTAATTTTGCACTGTCCACTCGGATTTTTCAAAATCTGAGCAGCTTACGTCTTTTCTGCAAGCAATGGCAAATGTGCGGCCTTTGGCGACATATACAAGGCAATGTTTACAACCGGTACATTCAACGCCCTTTAATGGTAGCATACCCTTTTCTGTTGCGTTTTTTATCGCTTCGTTAAGCCCCATCTCATAAGCAAGCTTGTCCTCAAGTTCCCTGATTCTTTCTTCGTACTGTCTTTTTTCTGTGCGCGTCATCGTTTGTTCTCCTTTCAATTTATATTCTGGTATAGCTATTATAACTCCGAAATCAGAGTTATGCAACTACTTTCAGCGAGGTGCAATTATGTTCATCGATGTTCTTGAAAATCTATGTAAAGCCAACAACACAACAGTTACAGCCGTTTGTAAAGAACTTGGTATAAGCACATCAAAGCCTACATCATGGCGCAACGGTTCAACTCCTAATTCAAAGTTCGTGGTAATGTTCGCAGAACATTTTAACGTCACCACAGACTTTCTTCTTGAAATGGAACACCACGATACGGAATCTACTAAAATGAAGATGCTTAGTCTGATAATGTCGCTGCCCGAAGATAAAGTTGAAGCTCTTTATCAGATAGCAGTTCAAGCGCTCGCTCTGTAAACCATTTGAATTGTTCAACGTTCATCTCGCATACCATGTTTATTAGTTTTTCTCGCTTCTTTTCCACTTTTTCTTCTCCTTTTATATTTTTCGACAAATTTCACTTGATTTTGACAGCGCAAAGTGTTAACATTTAAGTAGCGTAACAATTTATTCACATTATATTGAAAAGGGGTAATGCCTATGTATTGTTCGCAATGCGGCGCGCAAGTACCAGACGGCACTAAATTTTGCTCAGAGTGCGGCAAGCCGATGAACAATGAAACCCTTGCTGTGTCTGGTGACTCTGCGAACTACTCTATCTATCGCGAGACTCGCGGGGCTGGTATGGCAGTAGCCGTGAAGATCATTGTTGATGGTCAGCAGCTCGCTACTGTCGGTTATGGCAAAACGCAGAATGTAATATTGCCATACGGTCAGCACATTCTAAAGTTGACTTTTCAAGGCAAAAGTGCGGAGCGCGTTATAAATATTCCGCAAGACACGGGGTGCTCTTTTGGACTCTCAGGGCTGTCATGCACACCCGAATTTACGGCCTCACAGTCCGAGCCGTCTGTCTCCCCGGCAATGGCATATTCCCCGCAACCCGCTGTTTCTCAAACCGTCGTTGTTAACAATGTTGTTCACAGCGGCAAGGAAAAGAATAAATGGGTAGCATTCCTGCTTTGCCTATTTCTTGGGTTTATTGGTGCCCATCGCTTCTATGAGGGGAAAGTCGGCACCGGCATACTCTATTTGTTTACGGCGGGTTTATTCGGCGTTGGTGCTCTCATTGATCTGATTATCATTCTTTGTAAGCCCAATCCGTACTACGTGTAAGTAAACGCCCCGGCATTGGCGGCAACCTCTGCCGGGGCTGTAACAGATATCCTTGTAAACCGACTTATCTGCTACGCCTTTATAGTAGCAGACCCAGCGAAAAATATCTATACGGATAAGTCGTTAAAACAGATTTATATTTCATTAAAAATTTTCGAGGAGATGTAAAAAGTGTCTGCTATTCAGGAATTGCAGCCGTATTGTGACGCTTTTCAAGGTCGAATACGTGAGGCCAAGGATAGTAAGGGCTACACTCTGCAAAGGCTGATCGACGAATCCGGCGTACCGAAATCGGCGGTAAACAATATCAGCGCCGGGAAACAGGTCAATCCCTTGCTGTACAACGCCGCCGCGCTGTGCAAGGTGCTTGACCTGTCGCTGGATGAGCTTTTCGGTCTTGAGAAGCCCGTTGACAGTCCAGAGGGGCAGTTACAACGCATTCATGAGTTGGAAATCGACAACACCCGGCTCACCACCGTTGATGAGCAAAAGGACAAGCGGCTCGAAACCGCCCGTATTATTGTCGGCGTTCTCGCTACCGTGTCCACGCTGCTGCTCTTGGCGGTCATAGGTTACATGATTATCGACGCGCACATCCTCAGCGCTGGCCTTTTCCGTTCTGCGGGAGTATCCGTGTTCTTCGTTTTCCTTGTGCTGCTTGTTATTGCGGCGCTTTCCGCCATCGGCTACGCCTTGCGGTTTTTGTTCAGGAAATAAAAATAGCCCCCAGTCGTTAGACCGGGGGCGTTGTTATAGGGTGATGTTATGCAATGCCGAAAATGTAAAGAAGAGATCCCCGACATAAGCAAATACTGTATGTTTTGCGGTGCAAAGCAGCAATCAGAGCCGCGCACGGTTAAGAGCCGGGGAAATGGTATGGGCACGGTCTACAAGCGCGGAAAGACGTGGACGGCAAAGGTGACAATAGACTATGCGACCGGGAGTGACGGTGTGTCGCGCCCCGCCTCGCGCACTAAGGGCGGCTTTAAGACAAAGAAAGAAGCGGTAAACTATTTACCTGTCTTGAAGCTCACGCCGCGCGAGAAGCCCAAACAGGCGACGTTCAAGCAAATCTATGAGGCATGGCTACCAACGCACCGCGCCGGGAAGTCTACAATGGATTGTTACAAGGCGGCGTATAAATATTTCGCGCCGGTCTATCGGCTCTTTATCTCGGATATAGACATTGACGATCTGCAAGACTGCCTCGACGAGTGCAACAAAGGGCGGCGCACAAAAGAGAACATGAAAGCCCTATGCGGCTTGCTCTATAAATTTGCCATCCCCCGGCACTACGTCACACTTAACATGGGGCAGTACCTCACCGTGAGCGGCGACAGCGGTACGAAAAACGCGCTGCCGGATGATGCTATACCTAAGCTTGAGAAGCACGCAGACGGCGTTTTCGGCGCGTCTATCGTGCTGTGCCAATGTTACCTTGGCTTTCGCCCTGCCGAGTTTGTAACGCTCGACGCGGCGAATTACAACAGCAAAGAGCGGGCATTTATCGGCGGCGCTAAAACAGAGGCCGGGACGGATCGCACTGTCACCGTCTCCCCGAAGATTCAGAAATACATTGACAAGGCCATGCAGGGCAAAACCAGCGGCGCGGTGTTCACCGATGAGTACGGGAAGCCGTTCACGACCTCACGATATCGTGACCTGTTTTATTCCGTGCTTGATAAATGCGGCATAGACAATCCCATCGTCGAGCGCGACGGGAAGAAATTTTACACCTATACTCCGCACAGCTGCCGTCACACATTCGCAACGCTTATGAAACGTGTCGACGGAGCAGATCGTGACAAACTCGCCCTCATCGGCCACACAAGTGATGAAATGCTGCGGCATTATCAGGACGTAAACTATGCGGATTTGAGGAAGATAACAGATGCACTATGATGTTGATAACGGCGTTGATAGTTTTTCTTGAATAGGCTCTTGAAGAGCCATATTTTGATACCTTTCTATTATCAACCTACTATCAACAAAAGCCCGCAAACCGTTGAAAATAGGTGCATTTTTCGTGAATGGCATTCAAGAGGTCAGCGGTTCGATCCCGCTTATCTCCACCAAAAATGACAGGATTTACGAAGTTTTTTGCGAATCCTGTCATTTTTTTATTCCGTTCCGTTCTTATCCGTTCCGTTCTATTATCAACGTATTATTAACACAAATTCGGCAAAGGCCGGGGATTGTCCCCGGCCTCCGGCTTAGTCTACGACGCACTCATAATATCTTATGAGCTTATCGTCTGCTGCGTCCTTGTCGCAGAGGAACGCTTCGGCAAGATCGGCGTAGAACTCTGTGTTGTTGACGTTGAACTTCTTTGCAACCTTGAAATAGTCAGAGTATAGCATATTCATTGCAACATAGAACTCTATCGGATCGCAGTCGTATTTCTTCTGACTAAGAAGATTTGACGTCTGATCGTAGCTCCAATGTGCGCCCCTGCTGCCGTCCTCATTTTCAAGATCGTGCATCCATTCGTCCGCCATCTCGCGGCTCATGCCGTTGTACATACTGCCGCCGCCATAACCACGCTCATAGTCCCCGCCATAGCTTACCGGATCACCCATGCGCGGTGCATCGTAGTCAAAGCCTATTCTGCGGCGCTCATAGTAATCATCCCGGTAGTTGTCGCGGTATTCATTGCGCGGCGCGTAACGGCCATTGTCGTAATGCTCGCGCCCCCGGCGGTCACGGTATTTGTCCTGCGGCTGATAGTCGCGGATTCTCATTATGCGGTCGGTTCTGCTCATGTTGTCGCACCTCCTGTTGCCGCGTTAACTGCGGTAAGATTGTTGCTCGGAGAGCAACACGGGTTTCCGATCATGCGGAACGTTGCGCCCGTTGAGTTCGTGACAACGATGGTGCTGTACTTCGTCCGCGTCCGCACTCCGCACGCTGTCACCTGTGCGCAGCAGCGGTTTGTCAGCGGAAATTGAGTTGTCCCCGTGCCGATGGTGAACACGACCGGCGCGTTGATCGTCGCCGTCGCGGGTATGGTCTGTGCCAACACGATACAGTATTTCCCGCCGTTGGTATAGCTGCCGTCCGGGAGGTTGACAACTACGTTGCCATCGGCAAACGTTATCGCTTGGCTGAGTATCAGCTTTGGGCAAAGCTGACATACGGGTTTACATGACATAGTAATCTCCTTTCAAGGGCGGGTTATCCCCGCCCCGATATCAGTTTTGCTTAATAGTTGCCGCAGCCGCCGCAACCGTTCGCGCCATACGAATAGGGGTTCTGCACCTGATACGCCGGTATGGGTGCAGGGCGCAGAGTGTTGACAAGGTAGTTATTCTGCGCCGCCTGAGACGCTGCGAGCTTCAGTGTGGAGTTCTCCGCCTCAAGCTCACGCAGTCGGTTGTTCGTGAGGAAGTTGAGAATTTCTCTCGTCCCCGCGTTCTGGTTGTCGGTTATGTCACGTGCTGCGTTCTGGATGGTGTTGCGCGTGTCGCAAGCCTGCGTTGCCATGTCATAGCGCACCTGCGCGATCGCCTGTCGGTTCTCGCAGCAACATTCCTGTGCCTGCATCTGCATGGCGTTAAGCTGCTGCATAAGTGCCGCCTGCTGATTGCATCGGGCAAGCTCCGCCGCAGAGAATCCGCTCGTCACGGCCTGCGTCACACCGGCAAAGCCGTTAAGCATTCCAGTGTTCATCGCGTAGAAGCCGTCACAAACGCCGTTGTTCACCGCGTCGATCTTGCGCTCAACGTTCGCAAAGTCGGAGGCAAGGACATAGCCATCGGCTACACCGCCGGAATTGCCGCCGCCGAAGCCATAGCCGCCGTTGCCCCAACCGAAGATCAGCGCGAAGATGATGATAGCCCACCATCCATCACCGCCGAACATTCCGCCGCGATTGGAATTACCGTCGCCCTGCCCGGCGAGAAATCCGCTCATAAAATCGTCTGCCATAAAAAGTCTCCTATCAGTTTATTTACATCCGAGCCGTACGCTCTCGGTTGCATCCAGTGAGCGGCTTTTTGTCAAGATGCCGTGAACTGATAGAATATTTAATTGCAAGCTTGCCACAAGCCCGCCTTTATGCTATACTTATTTATAGAAGAACTTACGTTCTTGCCGCTTACCTGTTCCGCTGCTGCAACAGCGGAGCGGGTTTTTATTTACATCAAACCGATATTCTTAGCGACTTGCTCAACTGTCATGCCGCGATCTTTCGCCATGTTCTCGGCCATCTGTTTGAGCTGTTCCGGATTTTTCCCCTGTATCATGCTGTACGCTTGCTGCATTCGCGGATTCCTCCCCGCCATCTGCTGTATAAGCGTCATGGGATTGCCGCCGCTACGGGCAAGGTTTATCAGCCCTATCATTGGGTTATTCATCGTCGTCTGCCCTCCGTTTCTTCTTAGGTGTCAACTCCGCCCGGAGCGCGTCAAGATCGGCTTTTGTCGCATACTCCACCGGTGCAGACTGTTCCGGTATATACCGCTGGAACTCGAAAAAGTCGGATGATCCGGTCTGCTGGTTAAATCGCTTGAGATAGATCATGCCGTGCCCCAAGTCCGGCATTACGACACCAAGAGAGAAATAGTCCGTGCTCGTTGCTACGGCCTCCTCACGGCTTGTCACGGGCTTGCAGACGTACCCCGGCGGTGCTTGCTGTACCTGCTGCATAGGCCGCTGATAACCGCCGTAGAACTGCTGCTGTGGCTGTTGCGGGGGCTGTTGGTAATACTGTGGGTAATCCATTATGTCACGTCCTTTCTGCTGATATTCTCGCATAAAAAAAGAGGGCTAACCCATCGGTTAGCCCTCATCAACACATTATTTAGCCATCAATCGCGGCAGCTATTTTGTTTTTTATGCTCCGTATACGGCGCTCGACTTTCTCGGTGCCGTACAGCTCGGTTTCCGTTTGAAGAGCAAAGGAAATTTGTAAGATGCTCATCCCCCGCGCCCTCATGCGGAATATGGTCAACTCCTCGTCGGTAAAGCCGCAGTCGCGTTCAAACTGCTCCCTTAGTGCTCTCGGAAATTGCAGCTTGTTCTTCTCCCCCGGCGTTATCAGACTGGTTTTTATTTCTGCTGTTGTCGTTAGCCTCACTTCCTATGTACGCATTATATAGCATGTCTACAAGGTTTGCTGATCGCTGGTTCAGCCCATTCAAGCGGCAGAAATCTTTCACGGATTCTTTCATCTGTCCTCCGTTTTTGTCGGTTTACAAGGATTTTTCTGTTTGCGCCCACGTAGGCACGCAAGTCTTTGACCGCACGCGGCGCGCGATTGTTATTCTTTGGTCTTATTGTACTCAGCTGTAGATATGCCGATGACCGCGCCCGCAAGGACACAGACGGCGCTGATGACCTGCGCGACAGTACCGGGGTCATACCAGCCGAACAGCGGTGCGACGGTGCTGTAAAACGTGCTGACGGCGGGCAGGACAATGACTACCAGCCACTTGAGAACATCGTATACTTTGTTGGAAAGCTTCATATTATTACCTCATTTCAAAAAATCGTTTTTCTTCAAACGTCCATCATAGACGTTTTTAAGATACTGAATTGTGTGTGTAGCGCGGTTGTTTTCATAATTCGGATGCGTGTCGCAATAGTCTTCGTACCGGTCTATATCGAGCAGGATATCAATCCAGTGCTCTTCCGTGTGAAGAATCTCACGCCGGACTTCATCACCAAAGCGCAGAATACGGCTGCGGGATTCATCCGCCTTTGCCGCCGCATCCCGCTGAATATGCTGTTCGAGTTTGGTATCAAGACTGGTAAGCTTGGCTATGACCTGATTGTTTGCCTCATCTCGCTCTTTTTTGCTGTTTCTGCGCGCAAGGATAAGCGAGAAGATACCGGCAATTATGGCCGCGCCGCACGATGTGATAAACGCTTTTAAAATTTCCATTTCTTTTCCTCGTCTATATGTTTTGGGAGTTGCGCTGTTATCTCATGCGTTATCGCCTCCCCACTATGCTCTTGTACGTGGCCGCGCCGCAGATGCCGTCAGCCTCAAGGCCGTGCTCCGCCTGATAGGCCATGAGCATGTTGCGCGTCCTGGTTCCGAACTCGCCATCTATCCACTTTGGATCATAGCCGAGATACTTCAGAGCCGCCTGAAGCATCGCAACAACCACGCCGGTCTGGCCGTCCTCCAGCATGGGCAGCTCGACAGTGACATAGCGTGTCGGCTTCTTTGTGGCCGGCACCGTGTCCGGTTCTGCGCCCGTGTACCGCAGCACGCAGTCCCAAGGATAGTTATAGTACCCGCGCGTGTATATCTCGCGCCCGGTCTGGTCGCCGGTCTGCCCTCCGGTCGTAGTGCCGTACTCGTTGATGCTTGCTTGCACTATCTGCCCGCCGCCTATATACAGGGCGGTGTGATGGACGTGGTTCAAAAGAACGTCGCCGCGCTCAAGCCCCGTGCCGGTGCCGAGGTCGACACTGCCGGTCACGTCCTCGAAGCCGCACCTCAGCATATCCCCGCGCATATTTCCCGTATATGTGCAGCTGAGGGGCAGTCCCGCTCTCTTGAAGCAGTCTATTACAAGGCTGCTGCAGTCGTAGTCAGGCCCCCAGCGGTTGGCCTGGTCGTAGCCGTGGCTGTCGTCCGCTGCTATCTCCAGTGCGCGGGCCACGGCGTTGTCAATGATTCCCATGGTGTCCTCCTCATGTTACTGTCGTAAATCTTAAGAGCAGCCACCCTGTCGGGTCTACGCTCTCACGTGCGTCTTCCGTCAGCAAGCCGCTGTCGGTCTTATCGTCGTCAGGCATCACTCGTCACCTCCGTCCATCCATATACGCCGGGTTCCCATACATTGTTGTCTATCGTGCTTATCCATATCTTTCCGTTGTGCTTGACCTTGTCGCCCTTGGCGTAGGGGTTAGTGCTGCTCGGCTGCTCCCAATCGGGTATCTCACCCGGCGTGGGTATCAGTACCTTTGCCCAAAGCGACGGTGCATCCGTGGGTGTCCATGTGCTCTGCGATGTGTGAGCTTGCAGGCATTTATAAAGTGCGCCGCCGTACATTACTCTGTCGCCTGCGACGTAGCTTACTCCGTCCCCACTCCAAGCGGGGTAAATAAGCGGCACTGTCAGTGCCTGTTCATCCGTCAGCATCGCTCCCGCGCCATTGATAGCCGCGCGGAGCTTTTGTGCATTGCTGAGATAGCTCATTCGTTGCCCTCCTCTTCGTCGGTGACACCTAACGCAGCGAGTGCGGCGCGCATGTCCTCAACTTCAGCAGAGCTACCGCCCTGCTTTATCTCCGCGATTTTGGCAAGGATGACATTCTTCCGTTCTTCTATCGTCATTCAGCATTCACCCCCCCAGCGCTACCTCTATCTCCGATAAAGCCGCTTCATACTGTGTATTCTGTGCTGTCACATACGCCGTCTGCGTCACGTATGCTTCGCCCAGATCCTTCCACGGTGCCATCATCTCGCCCCGGAACATCTCTCCGTTTTCCTTCACCCACGTCTCGCCCGCCGGGACGAAGCGGTAGCTCTCTATCCATTCCGGGCATTTGCCATTGAAGTCGTTGACCTCAATTGCTCTGCGTCCGTCAGATGCGGAGACGTAACACTTATAATCGCTGTCTATGTAGATTGTCATGCTGCGCCCCCTCATTCGAGCCAGATGTTATAGATTTTGCCGGCAGAATATGATCCTACGACTTTAATGTACTCCGAGTCTGTCAGCGCCGATATATCGCACTGCACTGTATTCCGGGCAATTGTGCCCTGCGCAACGCTGGTGACCTTTGCTGTCCAGTTCGTATTTGTGAGCATAAGGCCGGAAGCGGCATCCGTACCGACGCCAAATCCCATGCCGTAATCTCCGCCCCAGTTGTAGGAACACTCAAAATCGACACACAATTTTGTGTAGTCCTTCAACACAACAGCGGGTTTAATGTGCACAGATATGCCGCCGCTGCTGGAGTTGCCGGACCAACTGATTGTGTCACTTGAAACTGTCGGCGCAGAAGTTATGTTGTTGCTGACGCTTTCAATCGAGTACCCGGACGTCAGCCCCGATCCATTTTTAAAGATATAGAGCCCATACGTCAGCGTCACAGTCTCAACCTGTCCCTCAGCTGTGATGCTCACGGCCTTGCTCTTGCTCTTGCTGCCGCTGACCGCCTTGACCGTCCACGTTCCGGCGGAGGGGATAATAAACATCGCCTTGCCGCTCGTGTCCTTGGTCGTCAGCGTTTTGCTACCGTTAGAACATGTGCAAATTGAACCGGCTGGATATGTGACGCCTATGACGGCAAAGATCTTGTTACCGCTGCCGCCCCTGCGCGTTATAAAAGCTTCACCCATTACTTTCTCACCACCTTAATTTGAATGGCGATATCAACAGTCGGTTTTTCTGCCGCATAGACCGTGAGTTTATTTTCAGCCGTGACCATTCGATAAATGTTCGCAAATGCTTCGATTTCAGTTTCTGCGGTCTCGAAAGCGCTTGATGCGATCATGTCAACGAAAGGATTGTCATCGGCGGTCAGGCCGGTTACAGTGACATCGTTTGTGTATGGTGTCGCGTCGCCCGTCCATCCCGCGGCGGTTATCGTTGCGGTAAAAGTCTGTGACACTGCGCCGTCTGCAATCTTAGGTGCCGTCACAGAGCCGTTTGCAAGGCTATCAGCACCAATGCTCCCCGCGGTTATGCCACCGGTTGCATTGGTGATACCGCGTCCGTTGCCGCCATTGACTATGATCGTTGCGATGGGGACGGTCACTGCTGCCGTCGGCTTTTCTTTAGCCCATATCTCAAGATAACCGTCAAAGGAGAATGACAGCGGTGCAAAATTTCCGCTCACTGCGTCGCTCTGGCTGAATGCCACAATCGGGAAATCATCGCCCGTCGCGCCGCTGACCGTGATCTGTGCTTTATAGCTGTATCCCGCGAGGGATGAGGTATCCTGCGTCCACGCCGATACAGCTATCACCTGATTCTCGACGTATCGTGCGGAGATATCCGCCGCGCGGATTTGACCGTAGTTCAGCCACTCGCTGCGCAGGCCGTCGAAGATGTACAGGTTATAAGGCGTTGTCGTGCCCACGCTGTAAGCGTCGCCGACATTCTGCGGTGCAGATGCTTGCAGCGCGGCAACTGTATCGAAATGCCCTAATATTTTGAGATTGCTGCCGAACGGCACAGCGCCGATGTTCTCGCGTGCCTGAGCTTTCTGAGATTCAGACAGCTCCTGTTCAGCGTTGAATCTGACCGCGCCCGTCCATGTATCTTCCATTTCTTGAGCCAGAAGCGAACTACGGAAGTATTCTATTGCCATGTTTCCACCGCCTAATAGTAGATTATGAGGCATCCCTTATAACCGGCGGTTCCGGCACTCCCTTTGCCGCCTTTACCGGGGATGTTAGATTCTTCTTGCGTGTACGTGGCTATGAGTACATTGTAAACGTCATTCCACCAGTAATGATTTGACGCTCCGCCGCCGCCGCCACCACCGGAACCGCCGTTTCCGCCTGAGCCGTAAAGCTCAGTAGTTGGCAAAGCCATAGTAGCATCTGCGCCATCGCCGCCTGTAGGCCATTCAAAGTCCTCGTTTCCGCCTGTGAGGTCTGTTGCATCATGGCCATTCGCTCCGGCAGCAGCTCCGCCGCCGCCGTTTCCGCCAAAGCGCCACGTCATATTTTCGTGATATGCGGTCGAATAGCTCCGCGCTCTGACGGCCTGCATCTTTCCGCCCTTGCCGCCCTTATATGTGACGCCGTTATACACAAGATCGCCGCCGTCTGTGGCTCTTTGCGGCGATGCGCCTATAGCCGGATTACATCCACCGTTGCCGCCGTCAGCGCCGGAAACGCCGTCGTTTCCGGGCAGCGCATAGACCGCGCCGGAAAACAGTTCAACAAATCCAGAGCTTGAAGCACTGCCGTTTGCCGACGAATAAATATCATCGGCTGCGTAAAGCACGGTTGCGCCGTCTATGTTCTTATAGCGGATGAACGCAAGGTTTGTGCAGTCGATAGTCACAGAATACACCTTGCCGCCTGCGCCACCCTTGCCACCTTTACCGCCTTTTCCGCCTTTTCCGCCCTCGCTGTCATTGCCGTATCCGCCTGTTTCGCCATCTTCACCGGTCGCGCCGTCTGAACCGCGGCCAATCAAGACGCAGCGAATTTGTGGGGCATCTTTTTGAAAAACGCTGTCCGGGATATCCCATCGCTGTTCTGCGTCTGTCAGCTCGAGAACCGCACGGCGGGCGAACGATGATCCTCCGGCAGCAGGCGTGTAATTCGCGATAAAATCACACTCTGCACGCCGAAATGATGATGTGTTCGTAAGCATTCTCGAAAGAAACCCTATCATTTTTTCTTTGAACGGATTTTCGATATTATATCTGCGCCCAACACGTTCTTCGTCAACGACTATCGCTTGTGTGACAACTGTTGTGTTGAAATAATAGCTGCTGATTCGCGCAAGGCAGTTTTCGCTATTTGCTGTTGTTATCAGTGTCGCGTCTTTTACAGTGACGACCTTTTCAATACGCGCATCGGAATTTTCTTCGACAAGTAGCTTCGTGTTATGGACATACGGCTTGCCCGTGAGTATGCCGGAGCCTTGAATGATTGCGTAATTCGTGCCCTTTTCGGAGATAGTCATGTCACCCGACGCGGTGATAGAATCCGGGTATATTGGATGGTCAAAAGTCACTGTGGTCTGCGCTAATGACTTGCCTTGAGTGTCGTATAGCGTCTCTTCTTCCGTGCTCGACAGATAATGATAGCTATGCTCGGTCACTTCAACACGGCTTGCCGTGTCACCGTACTTTATCGAACCACTGTCAAAGATTCGGCCTCGCGGAATGTCGTATGTGTCACGCGCGCTCGGGAAAACAAAAAGCATCTTCCCCGCGTCGGATTTGGATATGATCACGCCATACGCAACAAGGAGCTGATGCAGGTTGTTCCGACGCGTGTCATACGGCAGCCAACCATAAACCTGTTGTGAAGCAACTTCCGGATCAATTTCGTATTCGTATTCCGTGCCGAGAATTTCGGCAAGTACCACGTCGAATCTTTGGCCAGTATATACGCCGCCAACGTGCCGCTGGTTGTCCATCATCCCGACCGCCGAAACACAGTTAAATTTAAAGAGATCGCCGCTCTCCCTTGTCACCGATTCACAGTAAAACACCCCCGTCTGGCGCCCGTCATTGAAAAACCTCGTCGGCGTTCCATAGGGGACATCACGAATGTCATAATTCCATTTGCTGCATATAATTTTCCCGTCAGCAGACAGAATCCCGTCATAAACATTATTGTCTTGAGGGAGTATCTGGTATCTGACATAAAGGGCATATCTGACGGTCGGCATGAATTGATCTATATACAGCTCTTCGCCAACAGCAGATATGCCTGTTTCTTCGAGAACTTCTTTTATGGCGTCGTTCTCAAATGTTAAAATTGGTGATTCGACGTCACCAATTACAATCTTATTCGGAATTGCAAACATCGAATCACCTTTCTATAAGCGGAAATGCGTCAAAAGTCCACCATTCGTGGCCGTCCATGCTCATCACAAGCGTGGCCACGTTGTTATTTGAATACATCTGTACGGTCTCTATTGCGCCCGTATAAGGGTTTGAATATGTGACCGTCACATATTCCGGCAGCATAGCCGCGCAAGCTGTATGAGCGTCGTCGTCCCAAAGATCACGCAATTGGACATCCAAGCGGTACTTTGTTGCGACTCTATCACGGTGCATATAAGCGTCAAGCGTTCTCCCCGCATTGGGGCCATCACTGTCCGCGCGCGTCACCTTGAATCCCTCGGCAGCTACCCACTTAGAGAAGTCGACGCCGTCTATTTCAAAAACAAACATATTAGTCCACCTCTATAAGCGATTTGCCGTGCATTCTGGTTTCGCGTTTCGTGTAGCTGTGCAGCTGCTTCGATACGCGAACGCCGTCAAGCTCTACCACTGGATAGACCTCTATCGGGCTGTTGCCGCTATCCTTGCCGAATCTGTCAAGGAAGTTGCTTAACTTCTCTGCAAGCTCTGGGCTTATGCCGCCATAGCTGCCGCTGACCGCGTTCGGGGGTACTACCGTGCCCATAGCGACGGCGGGAAGCGGGGGCATTTGGATATTAGCAATACGCGACGCAAGCGATGACGGCATATCGTTGAAGCTCTGGAGCATACCCGCAGAAATGTTTTTCATTCGCTGCATGAGGCCGCCCTCAGAATCTCCTATGCCCTCTTCAATGCCCGCGCCTATATTTTCGCCTATCTGGTCGCGGAACGCTTTAGACGGCGAGTGTATGCCAAGCACAGACTTTGCCGTGCTTAACAGGCTCTGTGCAAGGCTTGATACGGTGCTTTTCAGCCATTCCCAACCGGCATTAAGGCCATCGCGTATGCCGTTTACAATGCTGCTGCCGATTGACGCCCAATCCAGAGACTTTGCGTTGTCCATAAGTTCTTGAAGCTTACTAATGGTCTTGTCTTTGATCTCCGTGATTTTATCAATCACCGGCGCGATCTTCTCGGTAATGCCTAAGCCTAAGCCGTCCATGAGATAGCCGCCCATTTCCTGCATGACCTTTGACGGGGAACCGATTTCAAAAGCGGCTTTGAAACCGTCAATAAACGGCTGGAATATGTTCTCTTTTATCCATTCGCCTATACCGGCTATGGCGTCGATTATGCCGTTGAGCAAGCCAAGAACGATATCTTTTCCGCCGTCTGCGGCGTGTTCGTTGAAGAAGTTAACAATACTTTCGTATACGCTTCCAATAAAGCTGCCGAGAAGCGCAGAAACCGCAACAAATGCCGCACCAAGCAAATTAAGCGCCGCTGTTGCCACTCCTGCCCAATCTATGCTGTTGACGATGTTAACAAACTGGTTCCATATCTCGGCACCGACAAGCGCCCAATCGACTTGACTTATAGCATCAGCTATACCGTTTAGAAAGCCTATCGCGAATTGGGAAAAGCCCTGTGCAAGCGCGCCCCAATCAAAATTGAGGAAAAAGCCGACGGCACCCAAGAGCAGAATGCGGAATTTCGCCGTAAACAATACGCCGAGATTCGCCCAATCGACATTCGAAATTACATTACTTAGTAAAACAGCGATTCCACCCGCAAGCGCCGCCCAGTCGAACGTTGTAAGCGCCGTTGCAAGGAACGTAAGCGCACCATTGAGATAATAGCCGATCTTTGAGCCAATGCCCGCCCAGTCGACGGACGCGACCATTTCATTAAGCTTATCCGTGAGTATAGTTGCGGCTTCCGCCCATTCACCGGCTTTCAGCGCGGCGGCGATTCTTGCCGGGAGACTATCCGCGTCGACTTCAACATCTTCAAACATGTTGTCGGCTCCGCCGCCGCCACCGCCTCCACCACCGGTGTCGTTGTCTTGCAAGACGTTCAGTTCGTCAATGCCCATCAGCTGCTTTTTTGCTTCTTTGGCATTATCCGCCGCGCCGCCAAGCCCGGATGACAGTTTGTCCGTGTTTGTTATGGCACGTTTGAAAGTGCCTCTGCCGGATATCGCGGCCATAAACGCCGCCACAGCAGCGGCAGCTGCGTTAAGCCAACTGATGAGCGTTTGCAACATGGGAGCAACAGCATTGAGGATTGGCGCGAATGCTGCGCCCCACGACGCTTGCAGACCGGATAACGCGGCCTTAAGCCCGTTTATGCTTGTGCTTGTCTCTGTGTCGTACTGTGCAAAATTCTGTATTCCCTCTGTTATGTATTTCCTAAGCTTATTAAACAGCGCATAAAGTGAACGTATTCCCACACCGAACGCGAGGACACGCTTCAAACTGCTTCCGAAGCTATCCCCAATGTTCTTTACTGCACCGTCGATATCTCCGCCTTTTGAAAACAGCGACTTAGCACGACCTTTCAAGCCCGAAACTGCCTCAGAAATCTTTTCTTTGAAGTTAGAGCGTTTCCCCGCTGCTGACAATTCCTGCGCCAGTTCCTGTGCTTTGGCGCTCTGCCGTTCCAACTCTGCCGTCTGCTGCTCGAGTGTTGTTTGCAGCTTACTGTCTTGCGCTTGAAGCTTTTGCACGGCCTTTTCTTTTGCTTGTAAAATTTGCTCTTGCTGCGCAAGCTCCGCCTTTATTTGTGCCTGTTTTTGCAGTTCGGAGTTGAAAGTGTCCGGGTCGGTAACTCCGCTGGGGCTTGTCTTATATTCGCTCTCGGCAAGAGCGGATTTAAGTTCTTCTATCCGTGCCCGTGTTTCGTCCGCCTCCGTCTGCGCTTCTTTAAGCTGATTTACAATGGGTGTTCGTGCCGCCTCGGTCTTTGCCATGCTGTCTTTCAGCTTTCCGATTTTGCTTACAAGCTTATCAAGGTCTTTTGAGGCTTGGCTGTCATCGAGTTCGACCGGGAATCTCAATTCAGTTGCCATTTATCCGCCTCCTGTCCATTTCTTTAAGATTTCTTCATCTTCCGCCGTGTACTTTTGCGGAAGATTTATAATCTCTCTATTCTGCCTTAACCACTCGCGTTCATACTTTTCAAGTTTCTTGCCCTTTGAGAGCTTTGAACGGATATTGACGATCTGCGACATAACGCACTCGCTCATTTCCATATATGCGCTCAGAAACGACCACCAGTGAAGATACTCCACCGTGCGAGCTTCATAACCAAGCACACGGTTTATAGGCGCGATGATATACGGGAAATCTTTTTCCCAATCCATCAAACGCGGGCTTTTTTTCCCCGGTGCTTGACCGGCATTGATGAACCAGAAGCATTGTTTTAATGCTTCTTCTACGTTGTCCGGTATGTCATCATAAAGCATAATAATTGCGTCCTCGGCGCGCTCTGCGGCGGTCAAAGACGCGTCATTAAGCATAGTGATGATATCGAGCACAACGCGGAAATCGCTTCGTATGGCGTATTCTGTGCCGTCAACAGTGAGTGTTGTGGGCAATGTGTAAAACATTACTTTTTCTTCATATACTTGGCCGTGTATTTATCAATACGCGGCAGGGTTTTCTTCTGCTGTTCATCCATTCGGGCGTAAATCTCATCGAACAGCGCAAACATAAGATTGCACCATACCGGTGTTCCCTCGGCATACGACATGACATTCATGCTACCGTATAGCGGGGTACATACGTCCATGCCAAAAAGGCCGTCGATTTTCTCTCGAATTTCACCGTCAGCCTTGCGGAACGTATCGAACATTTCGCCGATGTCCGTCAGTTCGCTTATTGTTTCCCCGCATTTTTCTTGAATCTCACCCATCTGCTGAATAGCTGCCGCCGACTTTGCGGCAAATCCAAAGTCGGACAGATTCAGCCACACGGTGACTTTGCCGTTTATATCAATCTCTTCGAGATTTGTGTCAAATTTAAGCTCTGCCATGTTAACCTCCTTAATTAGTTAAGGGCGCGTATAAAACGCGCCCCTGTTGATTATGCTGCCGCCGGTGTAAACTCGATTGCGCCGTTACTGCCCTTGGTGGCGCTGCCGATAGTGCGTTTGCCGCCGAAAGTGACAGTTATAGGCATACCGGCACTGCCGCCGCCCTCGCCGCCGAGACCTGTTACCTCGATCATGCTGGATTCGTAGCGCTCGGCAAACCCGGCGTAGCCGTGAACGATCAGCATATCCTGTGCCGCAAGCGCCATAGCGTCTTGTTTGACAACTGCGAGTTTCCAGATGTGCTGCTGTGCGGCGTCGCCGCTGTCCATTTCGCACGGCTCGAAGCTCTGCGTGATAACAGGCTTTTTCATAGTGCCGTAGGTATCGCCGAGTATGTCTTTCTTGCTCTCGGTAGACCAGTCGTATTCCTCGGAGCTGTCCTCGACGCGCTTACCGAGCGGAGACCATACCGGACTTTCATTAGTGCCGGTATTAAGGTAAGCAATGAGCAGTTCACGGGCTACGGCCTGTCCCGCCGTGGTAGTCCATGTATATTCAGTCATTCTTAAATCACCTCGTAAAGTAAAGTTAAAAGGATCTGATGATCCTCAACATCGCCCTCATATCGGGCGAAAAGTGCCGCCGCCGTATCGCGCTTGACCTTCTTAACGGTAATGCCGTCGGCTATGGTCAGACTGCCGCTGTTCTGCTCTGCCCATTCGCCGTATTTATCCAGCACCTCGTCAGCGGTTATGCGCTCGTCGGCGTCTGTTGCCGTCGTGCGGTAAATGATTTTGAACTGGTACTGTGCCTGATATGTCCCGTCTATAAACTGTTTGGTCTTGTACGCCGCCTGTATGGTGGATATACAAAGACCGCTGCTCTTGCCTAACCATTCAAAGTCAAGCTTGGACAGCGGTTTATTTGGGTACGTATTCAGCCATTTCCGCACAGCGCGGCTCACATCTGCGTTTTCCGACGCAGATACTAACGTTTTCGGTTTTTCTTCTTTATTCAAGCCACAACTTCACCGCTCTTTCTCCGACAAGCGCCCACTTCTCAGCGTTTTCTTCATAAGACGCTTCCATCCAGTGTGCTTGTGCCTTTGGATGCATATCCGTTGTAAACACAAGGTCTTTATCAATCGCGTGGAGCTTTGCGCCCTTGCGATGTCTCCAGCCCACGTCCTTAATATACACTGCGTGACGCCCCATTTCGTCTACCATGACCTTACCGGCATATAAATACGCGGCCTGATCGCCGGTATAAACGATCTCATTACCGTCGACACGGGCGAGATTGGAGAATGCCCCGGTAAGCGCCGGGACATAAGGCGTCGTGTCTTTGAGCGCCTGTGTAGCAACGACGGCTTCGGCAGCGGTGCAAGCTGCTTTGAACTCGCGCCCTTTGATAACCTTGATCTTGAGCGTGATTTTCATTTGCCACCCACCTGCCAGTGAGCCATATCCCCGCCGAAGTCCCGGATATCGACCGTGGACACATCATAGACATATTCATGCGCCTGCCGCAGCTCCTTTAGGCTCATTTGCTCCGAGATTTCGCCCTTGGCAAAATACGTCGATGTGGAGCTGCTTTCTCCGCCACTGTCAAGCGTCCAGAACTCGCCGGGATTGTCAGCCGCATAGAACGCTTTCGGTTCCTTATAGCGCTTCACATCGCCCGTGGTGCTTTCTGCCGTGACGGTGAACGGAATATAGAGCGTCGCCGCGTCCGCGTCTGACAAGCCCGTTTTCGCGATGTTAGCGCCCTTTGAGATATCGAGCAGCACACCGCGCAGTATCGTGATGTTATAGTGCTTGTCGAGGTCGTCATCTTCCCATACGTTAAAAACAGTCACAACATGAGGGAACACAGCAACCACCTCCCCGGTATAAAAGTCCGGTGTGTCCGAGATACTGCATTACGATACCGGCAAGCGTCTCACGCGCTGCCGCTGCCGTCTCCGTGCCGCTTTTATATGTCTTGCTCCAAGCGCCCACGGTCTGGCTCTGCAGCTCGCCGCCGCTCATGCTCTGCGTCTGCGCGTTCTCGATGATCTGATACTGTTCAGCAAGCGCACAGCAGCACATTTTCAGCTCGTCGCCGGTGTACGTTTTAGCCTTGCCACGCGTGTAATAATCGAGAAAGGAGCTTGCCCGCGTTGCTGCACGGGCAAACTCCTCTTCGGTTAGTGCGCTGCCGATATAGGTGGTCGTGTAATATATGTAATCAGCATACATCACGCTCACCCCCGGTTATCAGGTCTGTGCCGTAACAGTTGTGTTACCGGCGTTCTGCGCCTTGCCGGTTGCATCAGCCTCAACGATGGTTATCTTGTGGCCGGTCGTTGCGGTGATGTCACTGTGACCGTCCCAGTCGTTCCACTTGCTGACATTCTGCCCATAAGTGACGGTGGGCGCAGTGCTTGCGGCGGTCTTGTACTTATAGACGTTGGTCGCTTTCTCCTTGGCCGGGGTTACGGTGATAGCAGTTGCGCCGCTTGCAGCGCCTGCCGCAGACTGCACAGTCAGTGCGCCAAGAGTAGGCGTAGTGTCGACGTCGACAACGGCGATACCGTCTATGTACTCGGCGAACAGAGTAACGCCCATGATCGCGTAGGCCTCAGACACGGCAGTGCTGTAATTGCCCTGAGTGTGGAAGCCCAGCAGCGGAGTTTCGCCGTCGACGGTGTACTCAAGACCGGCACGGGCAAAGTCGCTGTCAGCGGGATCGACGTAGTACATCACGATGTTTTCGACCGGAGTAGCAATAACGCGCCCGCGCGGAATTTCGCCGTCAGCAAGCAGGAACACGGTATCGTAGCCCATGAAGTTCTTGATGTAATTGAAACCGAACTCGCTCTGTACGGTTATCTGAGCATTGCCGAGGTAGTCATACAGGTCAAGGACGTTGACGAAACCGACGACCTTAGAGGCGGTGCGGTGCATCTGCTTGAACTTGTTGACAACGCGCCCCATTGCCATCGCAAGGGCTTTCTGCCAAGAGGTTTCCTCGGAAGCAAGCTCGCCGCCGTTGAGGTACTTGTAAAAGCGATCGGTAACGTTGGTCTGAAGCTGGAAAAGGAATTCGTCATCGGTCATCTGAACGGCCACATCGTAGCCGTAATCCTTGATGGATTCGATGGAAACAGCCTTTGCGAACTTCTCAATGGTGATGGTCGCATAGTCCTTGGTCTTGACCTCTGCCTTGCTGTAGGGGATTTCCTCGCCCTCGCCGATGTTTCCATTTTGCAGGGTAATAGTTGCATACTTGGACTTGAGCACAGTGCCGGGGGCTTTCTTGATGGGGCGCATGATGCCGAGGATTTCACGCAGATGCTCCCAGTTGCGCCCGAAGCGGGTTACAAAGTCGATTTCTCTTGCCGATACGGAAATATCGGCTGCTTTGGTAAGATTTTCTTTAGCCATAAGTTATCCTTTCTGAAACAGTTCATAGTTTTCAGCGATTGCTTTCTGACGTGCCGCAGCGTCCTTAATTTCAAGAATCTGCTTGCGCGTCATTCCGCCGCCGCCGTTTTCCAGAGAAGCGCCGGTATCAACGCGAGCGCGGCGCGGCTTGTAATCCTTGAGGTATTCATCCGCTGCCGTTTCAAAAGTCACGTCGTCCGTCACTTTCTGCGCGATTTTGAAGACATAGTAATCAATGTCATCCGCCTTAACGCCTTTACCGGTCAGGTACTTTTCACGCTCATACTGCGTGTTCTTGGCCGTCAGCTCGTCAAGCGACTTTTTCAGCTTGCCGTTGTCGTCCGTAAGCGCCTTAATCTTGTCCGCTTCGGTCTCCTGTGCTTTCTGCCATTCGCGGTACTTGGTAAGCTCCTCCGGAGTGGGCATACCCTCGCGCTCGCGCTTGAGGCGTTTGTCAATGATCTTGTCAACTTCTGCCTGAGTAAACGTTCGCTCAGTCTGATTAGTCTCGGTGCTGCCGCTATTTTCGGTTGCGTTTCCGTTTATGATCTCTTCTGCCATTGGTAATCCCTCCGTTTACCGTCCGTCGACGTATTCCGTTTCGTGCCCGTCGGCATATCAAAAAGTGGCTATCGCATTTCTGCAATAACCACTGAATGAACATATTAAAATAACGTTTCGCCTAAATAGAACGGTGGCCCATCGGGGAACCATTCCGCAACGCTTGAAACGTTGGCTTGCGCTTCGCTCGTCGGCGCAGCGTTTCCGTGTTGGCGGCGCAAGCGGGACTCGAACCCACGATAACGGCGTCAAAGGCCGTTGTGTTACCATTACACCATTGCGCTATATATTGCATGGCCGCTATTGAGCAGTAGCGACGCGGTATTTATATCCCCCACCGCTTGGGGCATAGAAAGGAGAAGAAAGGAAAAGGAGGTGTATTCGCTCTCTGTCATGCTTTTAGCTGCATCATTTTAAGGCTTTCAGCAGTGCTTTAGATTCATCCGCGCCGAACTCCGGGATGTTGCCCCGCTCGAGCTGTTCCCGTAGCCCTGCCGCCTTGCTGAATGTGTGGTATTCGTCGTTTAGGCGCTTATAGCGTACCGCAAGGCTTGTGTATTCCTCGTCATCGCCGCGCGCCTTGGCCGCTATTGCCTCGCGCTTGACCTTGCGCAGCGCCGTTTCAATCTGCCGCTGTTTCTGCGTCGCTTCGTACATGGTGTATTTCCTGCCCTCGAACTCAAACGGCGGCGGATCAAGGTTTTCTAACTCTTCGTCGGTATATGTCCGCTCTGAAACACCCTCAACCCATGCATGGTACAAATGACGACAGTTAACGCCGCATAGGCCGTCCACTTGGCCAAGCCCGCAGACTTCGTATATCGACGGGTATTTGTCTTTGGCGTATATCGAATATACGCGGCCTTGCCATTTCTTGTGGCTGCTCCACGGATTTGGATAATCCTTATCACGTGCGCCCCTGTGTGCTGTGACCTCTCTATAAGGCGTATTAAGCAGTTCGGCGGTCTGCTCGCTGTACTGCTGTGACAGTTGCGTTACCCCTGTCATAACCGCCCGGCGCGCTGCGACGTCAACACGGTTATGCCACCCGGAAGCATATTCGATGTACTGCACCCCACTGTCTGTGAGCTGCTTTGTCGCCTCTCTGATAGCCACGTTATAGCTAATACCGCTCTGCACTTTCATAAGCGCATCATCAAGAACGCGCTCATACATACCGTCGAGATCAAGCATCTGAACACGCCCGGTTACACGCACGGCAAAGCCCATTGTGCGCGTAATGTTGCGCAGCTCGCCGCTTGTCTGCGCGGCTATGGCTGCTATCGTGCTGTCGAACGCTTCACGGTTAAAGCCGGTCTGATCCGTTACAACAGCATCAAAATAACGCTGATTCTCGCCCAGCGCGGTACTCCAAGCCTTGGAGAATTCCGCGTCGGTGAGTTTCAGCGTTTTCTTGATGTATTTATTGATGTTGTCGAGGTCATAACCGTTCTTCAACAGTTGCTTTATATGCCGGATCGTCGTTGCCGTCGCCGTCTCGTTATACTTGAACCGGCTGCATATATCGGCTATGAGGTAATCGGCGAGCCGTTCATAAAGAACGACGATAGCCTCCGGAAGCTCCTGCATGAACTCCGGCGTAATAGGATACTTCGGCATTACTCATTTTCGCCTGATACAAGGCTTTCCATCTTTGGCAACGCTGCCTTTGCGGTCGCCTCATCCTCGTTCATGTGCTTCATGCGGAACTCATACGGCTGCATAATGCCCATCTGCACCATACGCGCATCACGGTTAAACTCGGTCTCCTTATCCTCGATTATCGAGTCATCGAAATCAATGCTGATCTGCACATTCTCATCTAAACCAGCATCCATGTATGTGTTCCCAAGTCTTAAAACCGTTCGCGTAAGCTCTGTGAGGACGCTCCGAAGTATGATCTCATGCTTCTTTATCGTGCGGTACATCTCGCTGTTCTCGCTGATGATCTGCGTTGCTGTTGATACGCTGCCGTTATCATAACGGTAGTGGTTTTCGCCAAATCCGCAGCGGCTTGACAGTATATTAAGCATATCCTGCATACCAGCGTTGTGCGCCGCCGCTCTGATCTCCATGTTTGTTTCATGGATAATTGAGCTCGGATCGCTATCTTCCGGCAGGACGTAGAATGTGACGTCGTTTGGGTCAAAGTACGGATTGCCGTCAATGTTCTTAACCGCCTCCGGCTTGACCATGATACGCTTCTTGCCAAGTACGAACTCATTCACGTAGCTGTCATAGGCTATATCACAAGCCTTGAGCTGATCTATAGCGTTCGCATACACGGCTATGCCCAGCGGAAGCGTGTTGTCGTAGTTGTTGACGATGTTCAGCCGGTCGATGACAAATAGCCGCTTGTCGCTGCCCGTCTCGACCGTCTTAGGGACATTTTCAAAGCCCCTTATGCTATGCATATCAATTTCCGTGACGCTCTCTTTGTCGAGCTTTAGCAGCGCGTTTTCGATTCTATACTTGCCGTCGACAAGGTGATGAATCTGCACGTAGGCATAATCCTGATCGTCTGTATAGACGTGTGAAGCAAAAGCACATTCCGTTATCTCGCGGTTCTCCCACGTGATAGGGTATATCCTGTCGCCGGTCACATAGTCCATCTTTATCCCGTCAGCCTCGCCGGTGAGTGTTCCGGTATCGCTGTCAATAGCCGCGCCGACTATACGGGGGATGTATGCAGTAGTGCCATAGCAGCTTTTCAGCTCCTGCATTTCGGATATGCGCACATCAAAGTTGACCTTTGTGCAGAAATCGTCCCAAAACTCTTGTTCTTTCTTGCCCTCAAGAGTTATTTGTACTTTTTCGTTCATCAATAGGTTTGCCCAGTCTTCGCAGACTTTCTTAGCCATACCCATTGAAAAACGTTCGCACTCGACTTTTCCGCCCTGTCCCGTGCTCACCATGTAATCATGGAATCCCTTGACCTTGCCGTCATACCATGACTTCCACTGTTTAATTTTGCTGTAGAACTCCGCCGGAGCTGTTTTATACCCTTTGTCGTTAAGGTACTGTATAATCGTCATGCGTTACTCCCGAACTTATTAAATACGCGCTCAAGTGAATAGCGCGTCGCGTCGATGGTGTGGTTATTCTCGTCGGGATAACCGCTCATAACATCGCCGTCCTTGTTTCTCTCAAACTCATAGTGTAAGAACTCTTTATAAACCCTCGGCGTTCTCGCGGGGTCAATAACAAGCTTGCGGCTTTGTAGCCACTTCATGCCATACTCAACGCTGCCGGGGCCTTTAACTGCAAGCTTCGCCGGAAGTCCCAAGCTTCTAAAGTCATTAACCGACTTCGGTTCTGCACTATCGCAGGTTATATAGGCATCGTCATAGCCTTTTTCTTTGAGCTTCTTCGCGTTTTCCTCGTTGCTGGTCTTGTTATTTACTATCTCGTCAATAAACGTGATAGTCTCGCGCGTCCTGTCGTAGTTCAGCCGCACGAAAGCGAACGGATCGGGATACCAACCCCAGTCTGCCCCCTGATAGATATGGTCAAACCGGCTGATTTCCTCATCCGTGATTGTCCTGATTTCAATGTTGTCAAATACATTGCCGCCGTCGCCGTTTGGTATGCCCATGTACTCATGTTCATAGGCTTTCGGGTCGACTGTTTTAAGGTGATCGGCATCATCTATGAACTTTTGCCCTAACCACTCCGGCGGTGCATCAATATACGTCGAGTGATGTACTACTCTGTTAGGGTTAGGCTCACGCAGCTCTTTGTTTACCCAGTTATCGCGGCTTTTAGGCGGGTTATAGCTTGCAAAGTCATACGACAGTGCGCCGCCGCGCAGCACCGATTGTTTTACGCTTCGTTCTTCCTCTGCGCCGCTCAGTTGGTCGCGCTCTTCTATCCAGAGTATGCCGATGTAACCAAACGGCGGCTTTATCGACTTTAGCTTGATAGGATCGTCACACCCGCGAAAGTAAATGATCTGCCCAGTCTTTTTATAGACTATCTCTATCGGGTTTGCCTTACACTGAAACTCATCATCAAGCCCCAGCGCGTGGATCGCCCATTTGATCTGTGAGAAAACAGAATCCTTGAGCGTGCCGCCGACCTTGCGCAGTACGCAAGCATGCATCGTCGGATTGTTTTTCAGCAGCTCAACGACTTTGAGGGAGACGTAAGACGACTTTAAGCCGCCTCGGCCTCCCTCAAAGATGTATGTTTTATTCGGTTCTATGTTGCGGTTGATATCGACGAACGCTTTACCCATGAGATATGCCGGGATGTAAAACGGCTTTTCGTCTGCCGTCTGTACGTCCGTCCAGCTCTCCCACTTTTCAACCGCCTTATCCTCGCCTTGTATTGCCCGACGATAAACACCAGCGACAACTGCTGCATTGCCGTTCATGTCCTCGTCGTCTATTGCAAGCCCGCTCTTTTCAATTTGCGCTTTTAGCTTATCCGGCGCAGGTGCATCGGCAATGGCTCTCGCGATGCTTTGCAGCGTGCTCCTCTTGGCTCTCGCTACACCGGAGGCAATGCCGCCTTTCTGGCCGATTTCTCTTACTTCGCTCTTGCTTCGTTTGTTCGTCGGGATTAAATTCGCGTCCTGCTTGGGATTGCGTGGCATCTACCTCCCTCCTCTAATTTGCGCATAAAAAATCCGCTGCCTTTTTTGACAACGGATTACTTTCTCTTCTTTTTCTTTTCTGCCTCTCGCTCTCTGAGGCTCTTAGGCCGGTTCTTATCTCTCAGGATAGCTTCCATCACCGGATCATACTCCATGCTGTTCTTCTTAGGTCTGTTAGTTTTCAATCCACACACCCCCTCCCTTTATTTCCTCTTTCATTATCCTTTCAGCTTCCTTTTGAAGTTCGCCGCTTTCATATGCTGCTATTCTTTTGTTTCTCTCTTCTTCTGCTTCCGGCCTTGTGAGGATATACGCCATCATTCCATCCTCCCCCGGCAAGAGCAGCTTTTTCATGTTTTCAACAGTTATTTTCATAGCAGCTCCTCCTTATAGCTTCTTCTTCGATACTATAAATGCATCACGCGTCAACCCAATATAGTAAGGTTCGCCAAATCCCGCGTCAACCTTGATAACGTTATATCCTTTTTTGAGCGCCCATTGCGATTCTCCGCTATTACTACTATATGAGCGAGACGCGCCGCTACCGGCGTATCGCAGAGACTTACCAAGCTGACTTGATCTGTCCGGCATTGAGCTAACAAGGGCATTATAATCTACCACACGTGCATTAGGGGACAACATCATCTTTGTGATAGCGTTATTGCCTTTGCCAATACCGTAACTCGCCGCTGTGCCTATATTGTTGGCAAAGTATATACCGTCACCGTAAACCCCCGTGCCCGTATGCGTGTACTGTGCTTGCATGAATCTATCTGCCGAGCTTTCGGAACTCCATCCGCGGTAAAACACCTCCGCGCCAGTCTGTTTGGCAATGGCATTGAACTGCGCGTCTGAAACGACCGTAGGCGGCTTATTAAGCCCGAGTTGAAGTACAAGCTTTTGATACGGGTTATCTCTAAAGCCGTAGCTGTCATTATACTGTGAATAGTTCGTCGTTCTGTCGACCTTTGCCAAGAAGCGCGCAGTCTTATCGTCTTCTTGCCCTTGGAATTTCACAAGCGCCGGATTTCCATCGTCATCCCAGCCGCCATTCTGCGCGGCATTTGTGCTTGCGTTCTTTATTGTCGGATTTTCGTTGATGCCAACGACCATCCTGTGTATAAATCTGGTATTGGTTGTGCCGCTGCTCGCTCCACGTCCACCCATTATAGCACCATCCTTAATTTATATCAACGTCGCGGAATCGCTCCGAGTTGTGATTTGCAATATATATTGCCTTGCACGGGAACTCATAGCCGATATCGCCGCCGTAGACAACTACGCATTTAGGCTTGAGCCTGTTTATCGCTTCATTCATGCCAGATACCCATATTGCCGCTGCGTCCTCGTCCTGTTTAACACCTATCGTGCTGACCGATACCGTGCCCCCCTGCTGTAAGCCGTCAAAGCAAAAATCATAGCTCCGTTCGTCTGACCATGAGAGCGCAGGAATTACCGTTATGCCCGCGTCCTGCATTTTCTGGCCGATCAGCCGGGAACGGTACACGTTCCATATCTGCATGGCAAGCGGCATATCCATATACAACGAGAAATCAGGAGTTAATACGCAGTCGAACATTGCGAGCCTGTCCATATACTTATCAGGCGTGTTCCATATCCGTTCAAACTGATAGTCGTCAATGTAAAAGTGTATGCCCTTGGCGAAATCGTCCTTTGTGAGCATATAGTTGAAGCTTATCAGGTCTTTCGGAACATGATTTGTGGCTTGTATAACCGGCATATCATACGCACCGGCGACGCGCGTGTTATCGTAGTCGTGGAGATTAACGCTGTTGTATGTCCGCTCCCGCTCGTCGCCGTAGTATTCGTCATCGTCCGGCAGCTCAAATCCGAAGTCTGTCATGTCTATTCCGGTGATCTCGCCAATCTCGATATCCAGCAGCTTGAAATCCCAATCCGCAAGCTCTGATACCTTATTGTCAGCAAGACGAAACGCCCTTATCTGCTCGTCACTCAGATCGTCCGCAATAATTCACGGTACTGTTTTCATGCCGAGTTGCTTTGCGGCTTTCATCCGCGTATGGCCGCAGACAATAACACTATTTTTGTCGATGACGATCGGCACTTTGAAACCGAACTCACTGATCGACGCTGCTACACTCTCGACCGCCGCGTCGTTCTTGCGCGGGTTTCTGCCGTACTCCTTTAATTTCGTGATCGGTATATCGTGTATTTCCATCTCCATAGCCCCCTCCGCTGCTTATGGTGTCCCTCGCCGTAGCTGCTCCTACTCTTTGGGCGGTGTGAAAAGGAGGTAAAACCACCGCCGTGATCGTGCTCAAAACGTCGTCAAGTTCACGCTCTTGCGGTTAAGCAAAAGAGCGCCGGTGCTTCCCGGCGCTCTCTGAGCGTACACATTATACCACTTGACCTTGGCTTTTTAGGCTAAACTTTCACAGCAGCCCAAAATTTCTTGCCGTCTGCTCGATAAACCTGTTATGCCAATTTTTGGCCGTGCCGTAGCTGATGTTACACGCCATCGCCGCACCTTGAAGCGTGTGTGTTTTACTGAAAAACACCATATCTATCAGCCTCATGCGTTCTTCACCGTCAGTGCACGTCCGTAACGTCGTCTGTATGGTTTTCTCGACGGCGACATATTCTTTCATCTCGATTGGCGGCAGCTCGCATAGCGCCGTGTCCTCAGACGTGCGGTGAACCTCCGAGCCGTGCCCTGCCTCGCTATACGCTGGAGTTATGCTCTGATCGCGCAGCGCTTTGAGATCGTCGCAATGTGCCGGGTAGGCTCTAATAATGGCTTTGGCAAAGCTCCACCATTTGTAACGTGGCTTACTCATGCGCCGCCTCCCATGTTATAACCATCTTTTGTAGCTCCACCGTCGTAAGTAGCGCATATGCCGCGTTAAATGCGTCTTGCGCTATGGTATTGGAGAACTCCAACACGCCGTTTATTGGTATTCCCGCGCCCATAGGCGGTTTGTTTGGCTTTTTAGCAGGTTCCATGACCTGTTCTATCGGCGTTGCAATCTCCGCCACCGGCGACGGTTCTTCACTCACGTCCTGCATAACCTCGTTCGTGCTGTTTACCCATGCCCAAAACTCATCGTTTCGCCCCGTGCGTACCTCGCTTACGTTGCCCCTAAAGGGTATGCCCAGTTCCCGGAACATATTGCAAACCGTATTCCGACTTATGCCGAACATCTCGGCAAGCGCCGCCTGTTGCGGATTGTACTTGCTTATGATCGCGCTTAGATATTCACGCTTGATGTCGTCCGGCATTCGCTTGAACTGTGCCCACTTCATAGGGCTGTTGAGGTTATAGCTCTGTACTTCTCCGTTCATCTTATCACGCTCCTTTTTCGTCATATAATCAGACGGCATTTTGACTCTGCCGCCCTTTCCGGCGTGGGAGCGTTTATTGAAGCTCCCACGTGCTACGCGTTTCCGGTCTGCACATTCAGAGCGGAACACGTATTCTTCATCGGTCATTTCTATCACCAAAGATGATCTTATAGCATGGAACGCATATATCTTTCATCCCAGACATCAGAGTACGGCCGAGTTCGAACCCATCCGGTGCGCGATATCCAACCTGCATTCCCGTCGCCATAATATGGATATATCTTTCACCGTCGTTGATTTCATTGCCGCATATATCGCAGAATACTTTTTTTCATGTTTCTCCTTTCATTTCCCGGTACTGCCAAATCCCCCATTGCCGCGCTCGGTACTGTCGAGATGATCTACAATCTCAAGCTCTGGTGTGACGATCGGCATAATCACAAACTGGCTGATTTTGTCGCCCTTGTTGACCTCATAGGCGTTCTGGCCGTGGTTATAGAGCTTGACACAGATGCTCCCTGTGTAACCGCTGTCAATTACGCCTTCGCTGGTTATGTCGTGCTTGACGTTCAGCCCGGACTTGCTCTTGAGCATACCGACGTAGCCCTCCGGTATCTCGATATGTACGCCGGTATCGATGATTGCGCTGCTATACGGCGGGACATAAGCCCTTATAGGCGAGCGCAGATCGTATCCCGCATCGAGATCATGCGCACGTTCCGGCAGGTAAGCGCCGGGGTCGATTACAATCTTCATTCGTCCTCCTTATATTCTGGGCACTTTATCACATGATAGCTGGTGTTTTCGTGACGATAGCCCTTGAGCGTGGTTTTCCTTGCTTTCCAGCCCGGAACCGGCTCAAACATGATCGCGCCGGTTTCTGGATCGCGCGCCGTCCATGAGCATCCGCCCGTTGCGTTTGCACATGACCAGCACAGTGTTAATTTGTACACTTGTTTCACCTCACAGATATCTCTTTGCTTCTTTGTGCGCTATGCGCACCTCGGTTTCAATGAGCGTGTGGGAATAGCCTAATATCTCGGCTATCTCTCGGTATGTTTTGCCGTCGTAGCGATACCGCAAGATTTCACGTTGCCTGTCGGTCAGACTATCCCACCAAGCTTTACTGTCGCACCAGTCCACGTTTTTTGCCCCAGGCAAGACTTCTTCAAGCTCATACTCGCCGCCGGATTTGTCACGTATCGGTGTGCTGAGAGAGATCGTTTCCTGCGCTCTTTTTGTGCGCTTCGAGCTGCGCCATTCCTTGATTATGTCGCGCCGGATGTAAGTGTACGCGAGAGTAGATAACTGCCATTTCCCCGGCTTGAAGTCTTGGCAAGCTCGCCATAATGCCATTCGCGCAGTCTGCAAAACATCTTCGTCGTTGGCAAGCGTTGGGAAGAACCGGAGCAGACATTTTCTTGCAAGCTTCTCGTTTGCTATGTATAGTTCCTCACAGCTTGTGTTGCTTGCCGTCTCTGGTGACGATTTTGATATCATATCTTACCTCACGCGGTGCATAGTATTTGCCGCAGGCCGCTTTAAGTGCGGCCTCTTGTTTGGCTATGGCATATTCGTTGTCTTTGGTGTCGCCCTTTTCCAGTTCTCGAATTTCCGTGTACTTGGCATTAAAAGCGTCATGGAAGCGCTTTAGCCGTTCTTCGCCGAACCCGAAGCCCTCAGCAAGTGCGAGACAGACCGCATCAAGCGTCTGCTGCTCGGTGTAGGCGATTACCTTAATCGTCCACAGCTCGCGTTCAGCCTTTTGCCGGGCGAGTAGTCCGCTTTTACTCATGGCTGGTTCTCCTTTCGCCACGGGAGCAAAAATCGTCAGGCGTTACCCTAATTGCAAATTGAGGGTGTACATTGCACCTGCCCGCCGAATTGGAGTAATGTTTGCAACCCTCGCATCGAATCACAGGGGGCAGGGGTGCCGCACTGTCAGGGACTGTATCTGGCAATACAGCAGATATGACTTTGAAACCCCCGTATTCTTCGTATTCAACCATTGGTTTCCCCCTCTTCAAAATAATTCATAATAAAACACTATCGACTTTTCATGCTCTGTGATGTTGCCATAAGCAAGGCCGACCTTGTAGATGTAATTGTCTCGGAGCTTTTGCGGAATTTCCCGGATGTATCTGCGAAACGTTTCAATGCTGTTTGCCCGCTTATAATGGTTACACATCCGGCACTCCGGCATGAGGTTCGAGATATCGTCGGTTCCGGCATCCTCTGTGTCCCATGCTCTCAGCGGTCGAAAGTGGTCAACCTGCATATCCTTGTAGGCAATCGGTCTACCGCAATAGGCACAGTGTCCGGCATATTTCCGATAGACGGCCTCGCGGGTCTTTTTACTTACTGCCATGTTTGCCCTCCTTTCCTTGTTCCTCCGCCTTTTTCAAGGCGTTGAACACCATCACGCCATTTCGGTTCGCCCCATCCATCTGTCCCCATATACTGTGAACACGAATAGCTTTCCCAATAGCTATGTACTACCGGTGCAACGTCGGCAGTCGGGAAACGCTCGATATAAGACCGGACATTTTTGAAACACGCGACATATGCGCCCGCCTCACCGTCGATTTCGCCAAACGTGGAGTTTAGAGCGTTGGTTTCAGCGTCGAGAAATTCTAATATTTTCCCGGCCTCTACGTAATCAGACATTTTATTCTCCTCCATTCTGAACAGCCGCCGTTATTCTTCCACACGCAGCGGTCACACTTGCCGTAGCACTTCTTATGCTCCGCCATCATTACCCTCCTTTATTTCTTCGAGATGTACGAAAACATCCCCAATGTCCCCGTAGAACTTATGTACTTCCAGCTCCGTGACTTGGCTATCATCGTCATAGGCAAGCCCGTTGAGCGCGTCGAGCACGATCTTAGCGATGTTGTCGCAGTCCGGCTTTATCAAGCATGGGATTTCACCGCTTATCTTTGCGTCTTGCGTTTTCCTGCTGTCGCGCTTCGGCACGGGATATCTCGCAAGTATCGCCGCCCTGATTGCGCCGTTCAACTTAACCGCCCCGGAACGCCGCCAACACCAACGTACAAGCTCTTCATACTGCGTTGTCTGTTCGGGGGTATATGCGTGCCCGTCTCTCCTTACTCGCGGTCTTGCCTTGCCCTGTGGCTTGCCGGGGATCGTAAAATGTGTTTCCATCGTTTACCTCACAAATAGTTTTTTCCGAACCGTCCCCGGAAATCTCCGGTGTCCCATCCGTAATGTTTCATCGCCTCGCGCTGTCCGCAGCGCTTGAGCAGCGCATCAAGGGCGGCATCGGTATGGTGTAATGTCATGTGGCAGTCGTGGCAGAGTAGCACCCATAAGCCCAGCGCTTTTGATTTCTTGCGGTATGCCCCGTGGTATATCTCATGCCGGTCAAGCTTGCCCTGCTGTGTTGCGCAGAACCAGCAGCCGTTTATATCCTGCACGATTGACGGGGCATATCCGTTTCGGTCGAGCGTCACGCCGTATTCGTTAGTCATAGCAGCGATATTTGCTCATACGCCTGTGTGCCCTCACAATTACGTACAGCCTGTTTGTAATATGAGCTTTTAAGTTCTATGCCTATTGCCTTGCGCCCTTGCTGTAACGCAACAACAGCCTCAGAGCCTATACCCAAAAACGGAGTAAGCACCGTATCGCCGGGGTTAGTCCATAGATTTATTCCGCGCCGAATAACGCCAAGCTGCAATGGGCATATATGCCGTTCGTCCTTATCCTCCTTTGCGCTGCTTGCTTGGAGCGTATCTGATGGATTTATGTCCATCCAGACGGGGCTTGCGTATCTCTGCCATACGTCTACCGGAAAACTCTCATTCGTGTGCGTCACGCGCTCCGGATTTTCTCCCGGCTTGCGCATTGTCACAAGATAGTCCGGTATGCCCTGTCTGCTCATACAGCTGTCTTTCTTTATCTGTTTATGCAGCAGGCCGAGAGCCTTAGTGCGCTGCATTGCGGTCACGGGGTCTTTCCAAATACACACTTGAGAATGAAGCACAAAACCCGCATCCTCAAACAGCCGGATCATTTCACCGCGGAAGTCCCGGATACCTATAATGCCGTCTCGCTCTTTTGAAAGCGGCAAGTCCATACAATGAAAACTCACCAGCCGTCCCGGCATAAGCACACGGTACAGTTCACTTACGATGTATTTGAACTGTTCGTAAAACTCCGTCGTCGTGCGGCAGTTGCCTAAATCTCTCTCGCTGTTCGAGTATGTATACAGGCTTGCAAACGGTGGCGAGAAAATCTCATAGTGTATGCTGCTCTCCGGTATGCCTTTCAGCACCTCGCAGCTGTCGCCGTTATACAGCGCGTAGTTCTCGCCTATTGCTTGATCTATCACTCCGATATTTTCAATAACCATTCCGGTATTTCCATCCTTTCCAAAGCGTAGTAGCTTTCGCTCATTCTCACGGTATGCTGCAGGTCGGCAGCAAGTATATTTTTTGTGAATCGTACAAGCTCAGAAGTCATACGCTCCGCATCGCGCTGTTTGCGCTCTATGTTTTCCTTGACGCAGCCCTCTGCGTCAGAGATCACGATATACACATCAACAGGCTTTCTCTGACCGAACCGCCAACAGCGGCGAACCGCCTGATAATATGCTTCAAAACTGTCTGACAGCCCCACAAATATCATCTTGCTGCACTGCTGCCAGTTCATTCCCCATCCGGCTATTGATGGCTTTGACACAAGCACTCGGTTTTCGCCTGTTGTAAATCCGTTCATCGCTGTTTCCTTGTATTCCGCGCTCTGACTGCCACGGACTTCAACCGCACCATCTATCGCATCCGCAAGTGCGCTACTCTCGTCGTTGAGGTCGCACCAGACAAGCACCTGTTCATCCGTTTCGTTGGCTATCTCTGCCGCAGCTGCCACTCTGTCAACCAAGCTTGACCGGCGCGCTTGCCGTCGCTCCTGCAAATCCTGTGTAACTCTCGCCATCAGCATCATCTGCCCGTCGCTGTCCGTTAAGGCATCGCTTTCCGTTACGACTTCGTGTATACGAAGCTCCGGCAGATTAAAGCCTGCGCTGTCATATCCCAAGTCTGCCGGGCTTGTCAGACAGCACGCCCATCCAGCAACCCACTCAAAGAATTTGCTTTCTGCGTGACCTTTGAGCCGCCACTGTGACGTATTTCCGCCATCGTGGCAAAAGAACGTAGATAGCATTTCGGTCTGCGTCATTATGTTGCAGAACTGCGCGTGTGTGCCGAGTTCCTTGTAATCGTTCGGTGCCGGAGTAGCGGTGCAGCAGAGCTTATACGGCGTATCCTGAAACATTTCTGTTAGCAGCTGCCGCGTCTTGCTTGAGTAGTCCTTGAGTATGCTGCTCTCATCCAGCACAACGCCGCTGAATGCTTCCGCCGAGAAATGTTCGACCATCTCATAGTTTGTGATGTTCACGCCGTCAACAGCGTCTTTCTGCGTTCGGCAGACTTTGACAGGAACATCGAACTTTTCACCCTCACGTCTTGTCTGCTGTGCGACAGCAAGCGGCGCAAGTATCAGCACGGGCTTTCCGGTATGCTCTGACACCTGTTTAGCCCATTGGAGCTGCATAGCCGTCTTGCCAAGCCCGCAATCTGCGAATATGCAAGCGCGGCCTTTTACAAGCGCCCAACGCACTATGTCATTCTGCCAGTTGAACAGCTTCGGATTGCCTGACGTTGGCTCAAATCCAGACGGCGTGACAGCTATTTTCTTACTTTCGAGAAATTCATGGTATTCTTTCACTCCCATGCCTCCAACAGTGACTTGATCTCTTCTTCCGGTCGTGTCTCTATGCCGAGTGCCTGTGCGTCCTGCACAAGATCATCTATCAGCATCGACATTTGCCGGGTGTCAAAGTCTGAGCTGCCGTAGTAGATATACAGATTCGTGCAGCCCTTGATTTTGCTTTCCTCCCGCTCTACGCGCCGCCCTATGTGGTTCCGTGTCCATAGCCGTTCCATGCTGTCAACGGCCTTGTCCTGTACACAGAGCACCTCGCAGATGTTCGGGATGTTCTTCAGCGCCTCGCGGTATACATTCTCCGGGCTTTCCCGAACGGCAAGCGCAATGTCGTTGATAAGCTTCCACGCATAAGCATTGGCGTTAAGACTGCGCTTTTTCTTTGCCGGGGATATCTCATACTCCCCCGGCTTAAAGCCGTACACAAAGCGTCGTGCGTCCGGTATCGAAGCGGTAAGTATGAGGTCATTGCCCATGATCCGGGCGCTCTCAATCTTCATGCGCACCTCCCAGCAACGCCGCAAAGCCAAGCTTCCCGGATATTTCGGCCAGCGTGTTTTTTACTCCGGTCGGCAGCGCCATGTACTCCCTCTCTTTTTCAGCCCTCACCGTGTATGAGCGCTGGAAGTTCGACGCTATGACGCTCTGCACTGTCTCCGCGTCCATCATCGCCCATTCTTTCAGCTGGTTAGGGCTGCCAACGATCCTCTGAACCACCGGCGGGAGCTTGTCAAACTCGTCTTTCGCGTGATAGATTCCGCGCTGTGTAGATGCGTTCACAAGCTGCCACGCCTCTTGTGGCGTCATGTCCGCGTTGGTCGTCATGCCTATAAGTCGTTGCTTGATAGCCCCCGGCGGCGGCATAAATCTATCTGCCGACGCGGATATGTGCGCCATCACAGCGGCTTGCACAGCGCTTGCCGGGTCGTCCTCAAAGACCTTAGCCCATATCTTGACCGTGGAGCGGAGCGCATCAGCAGATAAGTTCTTGAAGCTGTCCGGATATACCGTCTGCATAATGCCTATGATCTGCGCCGATTCTCGCTCAGTCATCGAAATCCCCCCTCCGTATCATCTCGGCTAACCTGTCAGCCGTTGCCACCGGCGCGCTATGTGTATACCCGCCGCTATAGTTGCCGCGCTTTTCCCAAGCGCGCACTGCTGCCCTCCAGTCTTTCATTGGGTTCTTGCCCACACACCAGCCCTTACAGGCGTAGAAGTCAACAAAGCGTTCCGGATCAACGTCATTTCCCCGCTCTTGGCAGTACGCTGCCACCTCGTCAACGGTGGGGGGGACAAAGCGCGTAGCGCGTTTCCCCTTATCCCCGTTAGGGGATATGTCTTTGTCTTTGTCTTTGTCTATGGCTTTGTCTATGGCTTTTTTG